ACACTGGAGTTTATGAAGCAGCTATAGGTGAAGCAAATGAAGTAACTCTTACAGGAACACAGACTTTAACAAACAAAACTTTAACAGCACCTAAAATTGGAACTTCAATTTTAGATACTAACGGAAACGAATTATTACTTTTAACAGCTACAGGTTCAGCGGTTAATGAATTAACTTTAGCAAATGCTTCAACAGGCAATGGTCCAATTCTTTCAGCAACAGGTGAAACTAATGTTGATATAAATTTAAATCCTAAAGGAACGGGTGTACTTAAAAGTGCAACGGCTGCAGTTAAAATTGCAGGAACAGAAACTATGTGGGTTCCAGCAGCAGCAATGTATGGAGCTACAACTAACGGTGCAGCTGCAGAACAAGTAGAAACAACAGCAACAAGACCTGATATGAAAGTATTAGACTTTGATCCTAGTACAGATGAGTTTGCACAATTTTCAGTAGCTTTTCCTAAATCATGGAATGAAGGAACAATTACTTTTCAATATTTTTGGACTCCAAGTAATACAAACACAGGTAACTGTGCAATGGAATTACAAGGTGTAGCTTGTGGAGATAGTGATACTATTGATGTTGTTTACGGAACAGCAGTACAAGTATTAGATGCTGGTATAGGAACAGTAGAAGATCAACAAGTTTCAGCTGTAAGTAGTGCAGTTACAATTGCAGGTTCTCCTGCAGTAGATCAACAAACTTACTTTCAAGTAAAAAGAAACGCAGGTACAGGGAACGATACATTTACTGGCGATTGCAGACTTCTAGGTATCAAAATATTCTTTACTACTGACGCAGCTAACGACGCATAAGGAATTTAGATATGAGAGACATTAAAAATAAACTTACTTCAAGTAAGAATACAAAAAATATACAATCTAGAAAAGGTAAATCATTCGGTTATCAAGTTTTAGGATTTGGTGCTGGAGGAGCATCTGATGCTTTTATTGTTGCTAGTGGAGGAACTACTTCTGAAGATGGTAATTTTAAAATTCATACTTTTACAGGACCAGGAACTTTTACTGTAAGTTCTTTAGCAACGGATTCAGCTAATGATGTAGTAGATTATTTAGTAGTAGGAGGTGGAGCAAGTGGTGGACATAGAAATCCAGGAAATGGTAATGGCGGTGGTGGAGCTGGTGGGTTTAGATATTCAGCTGGAACTTTTTGTGCAGCTGGACCAGGAGCACCTAGAGGCGCACCTGCAGCAATTCCTGTTAGTGTTCAAGGTTATACAATAGCAGTTGGTGGTGGCGGAGCTAGAGTTCCAGGACCAAGACCTTCTGGTGTACCTGGAAATGATGGGGTTGCTTCAAGTTTTTCATCAATTACTTCTACCGGTGGCGGTGGCGGTGGAGATGGTAGTGCACCTAGACCAGGAAGACCAGGTGGTTCTGGTGGAGGAGGTGGCGGTGGACAACAAGCTGGAAATATGCCAGGTGGTACTGGAAATACTCCTCCAGTTAGTCCTCCTCAAGGTAGTAATGGTGGTGCAGGTGGAAGTCCTAGCCCTGATGAAAAATCAGCTGGTGGTGGTGGAGCAATGGCTGTAGGTGGTGCTGCAGTAGCACAAACACCAAATGGTCCAGGTGGAGCAGGAGCAGGTATTCCTACTGCGTTTGGTGCTAACGGTGTTCCAAATGCACCAACAGATGCTTTTAGATATTATGCCGGTGGCGGTGCAGGTGGTACATCTAATTGTTTTTCTGGTGGTACAGGTGGAATTGGTGGTGGTGGTGGAAATACAACTAATGGAACAGATAATACTGGTGGCGGTGGCGGTGGTGGAAATGCAACAACCAGTGCTGGAAGCGGAGCCGGCGGTTCAGGTGTAGTAGTAATAAGATATAGATTTCAAGCAGATTAAAATATAAGGAAAAAAATTATGGCACATTTTGCAAAAATATCAGAAACAAATGAGGTACTTACAGTGCTTACTCTTGATAATAAAGACATGCATGATTCCAATGGTGTTGAGATTGAAACTATAGGACAACAATATTTAGAAACTCACAACAACTGGCCAGCACAGATGTGGATTCAAACATCTTACAATACTTATAATAACATTCACTTAAATGGTGGGACTGCATTTAGAGGAAATTATGCAGAAATGGGTGGTACTTGGGATGAGGGTAACAATATTTTTTGGCCTAAAAAACCTTATGAATCTTGGGTAAAACATAATGAATCAGCTTCTTGGAAATCACCAATTGGAGATTCACCTTTATTTACTGCTGAACAAATTGCAGATACAAATAATTCATATTATTATAATTGGAATGAATCTGGTCAATCTTGGGATATAAAAATTATTCCAGTTGTTTCTTAATATTTTACATATTAACAAAAAAATATTTGTCTTAATATATGTTCATTTAATATAATATTAAGTATGCAAAAGAAAGTATTAACAGAACAGTCTCTGTATTATGGAGATGTTTCAATGCCAAAACATTGGGAAATAGATAGAACTGAATTAGCTCATCACATTTTACACTCTAGTTTAACTAATCAAGAATTACAATTTTCAAAAACTTACAATAAGTTAAATACTTACATGCAAGATTTTAGTAATCTTAAACATAAAATTAAATTAGTTAACAAATCAACATGGGGAGATATTTATAAACCTAATGAGACAACAATTCCTTTATTAAATATTGATCCGGTGGATTTACAAAACTCTCCAGATTTTACAATGCTTTATGGTGTTGAGGTAAAAGATTGCCGTGTTCGTATTTATTATGATGATAATAGACGTAAGGGAAGAAGTTGGGATATAGAACTTAAAAACAATATGTTTATAATGTTTCCCTCAACTAATATGTATTACATAACTAATAATCAAAAAAATAGTTTAAATTTTGTACAAACTATATTGTATGAATGTATATGATTAATTGTGGTTATTATTATTGGAATAATGAAGTAAGATTATTAAGTCAAATTAATAAAATTATAAATAAAAAATCTGTTTTAAAAAAAGATGTAGGAAAAGCAAAAAATTCTACAAAAACATCAATAGTTAAATACATAGACTACGGTCATTTAAATAAATTTTTAAATGAATACGTTGTTAAAGCACTATCGGTCAACTCAGATTATTTTGGTTATAGTTTATTTCCTATGTCTCCTACTAAAATTTTAAATGTAAATTATTATTCGGAAAATGAAAAATATGAATGGCACTGTGATGCTTCTAGAAACCCTGTAAATGATATAAAATTAACTCTGTTAATTAATTTGTCTGAAAAAAAATATGAAGGAGGAGAATTTCAAATTTTTGAATCAGAAAATCCTGAAACTATTTTTAATTTTTCAAAAGGTGGAGATATGTTATTATTAAAATCTAGCATACTTCACAGAGTAAATCCAGTTACAAAAGGAATAAGAAAAAGTTTAACTATTTTTTTAGAAGGACCTAAATTTATATGACTATATCTAATTACTATTGGTATTTTAAATCAGCAATACCTCCAAAAATCTGTGATGACATTATAAAATATGGATTAACACAGGTAGAAACTATGGCAAGAACAGGTGGATATGATGATAAAAAATTAAATAAAGATCAAATTAGAGATATGAAAAGAAAAAGAAATTCAGATTTAGTTTGGTTAGATGATACTTGGATTTATAAAGAACTTCACCCATATATTCATATTGCTAACAAAAATGCTGGTTGGAATTATGAATGGGATAGAAGTGAATCTTGTCAGTTTACAAAATATAAACTTAATCAATATTATGATTGGCATTGTGATGGTTGGGATGAACCTTATAAAAAAGAAGGTCCAGACAAAGGTAGAATTAGAAAACTATCTATGACTTGTCAATTAACAGATGGTTCAGAATATGAAGGTGGGGAATTAGAATTTGATTTTAGAAATTATGATCCACATATGAGAGAAGAAACTAAACATTTAAAACAAGCAAAAGAGATACTTCCAAAAGGATCTATTATTGTGTTTCCATCATTTGTATGGCATAGAGTTAAACCCGTAACAAAAGGAACAAGATATTCGTTGGTGATGTGGAACCTAGGATATCCATTTAAATAATATGAACATAAACGAATACTTTAAAACACCTATTTGGTCTGAACAAAAACCAGAGTTTATAAAATCATTAAATAAAACATCTGATAAATATATTAAAGCTGCTAAAAATATTCCGGAAGCTAAAGCACATATAAAAAAATTTGGAGACTTTGGAAGAAGTTATCATTCAACTCCATTAATGAATGATAATAATTTTAGAGATTTTAGAGATTACATAGGAAATAAATCTTGGGAATACTTAGATCATCAAGGTTATGATATGTCATTATACACAACAATATTTAGTGAGATGTGGGTACAAGAATTTGCTAAAAAAGGTGGTGGTAGTCATTCAGCGCATATACATTGGAATCAACACGTATCAGGTTTTTATTTTTTAAAATGTAGTGAGAAAACATCTATGCCAATATTTCATGAACCGAGAACTGGTGCTAGAGCTACAAAACTAAAAATAAAACCACAAATAAAAGAAATTGTTAATGGTACTGAATTAGTTCATTTTAAACCTCAACCAGGAACATTGCTTATTTTTCCAGGTTATTTAGAACATGAATTTTCAGTAGATTATGGTATTGAACCATTTAGATTTATACATTGGAACCTGCAAGCAGTGCCAAAAGAGATGGCCAAAGATGTTTAAAAAGAAAAAATATACAGTTATCCGTCAAGCTATATCAAAAGACCTAGCTGCATTTGTTGCAAATTATTTTATGATGCAAAAACAAGTTTATGATACTTGTAGACAAGCAAGATACATTTCACCTTTTGAAAACATTATAGGTCACTACGAAGGTAAAGACGAACAGATACCAAATACTTATAGTCAGTATTCTAATATTGCTATGGAAACTTTAATGTTAAAATGCCAACCAGAAATGGAAAAAGTAACAGGACTTAAATTATATCCAGCTTATACTTATGCAAGAATATATAAAAAAGGTGATGAATTAAAAAGACACAAAGATAGATTTAGTTGTGAAATATCTACGACTATGAATCTAGGGGGTGATGATTGGCCAATATACCTTGAGCCATCAGGAGAAGTAGGTAAAAAAGGAATTAAAGTAGACCTTAAACAAGGAGATATGCTAGTCTATTCTGGCTGTGAGCTAGAGCATTGGCGAAATAAATTTAAAGGTAAGGAGTGTGTTCAAGTATTTCTTCATTACAACAATCGTAAAACACCTGGAGCGAAAGATAATATGTTTGACAAGCGTCCACATTTAGGTCTTCCATCTTGGTTTAAACGATGATATAATACTCTTGGAGTATAAGAACACCACTCTTATACTCTTTATATTTTAGTATAATTTTATAATTTTTGTTATATAATATATATATATTATGCCATTAACTCAATTAAATTTTCAACCTGGAATTGATACTGAAAATACTCCAACAGGAGCAGAAAGTAGATGGATTGATTGTGATAAAATAAGATTTCGTAAAGGACTTCCTCAAAAAATAGGTGGTTGGTCTAAATTTAGTGAAGCTTATTATGTAGGAGTTGGAAGAGCTTTAGAACAATGGTTTTCTTTAGATGGAGCAAGATATGAAGCTCTAGGAACTGATCGTAAAATATATGTATATCAAGGTGGAGATAATCAAGATATTACTCCTATAAGATCAACAGAAGCTCTTGTTAATGCTATTAGTACTACTTCAAGTAGTGCTATTGTAACTATCACAGATACAAATCATGGAGCTATACAAGGTGACTTTGTCACATTAAGTAGTGTAAGTGCCGCTGTTGGTGGAATTCCTGCAGCTACATTAGATGCTGAATATGAAATTTTAAGTATAGCAAATACAGATGCTTATACTATTCAAAGTAGTGCAACAGCAACTTCTGCGGTAGGTCCTACTGCTAATTGCACAGTTAATTATCAATTAAATATTGGACCAAATCAACAAACTTTTGGTTTTGGTTGGGGAGCTGGAACTTGGAATGTTGGAACTTGGAATACTCCTAGAACAAGTTCACAAATTACTCTTGATGCAAGGTTATGGTCTATTAATAATTGGGGAGAAGATTTAATTATTACTCAAAAAGATGGTGAAACTTATGAATGGGACACTTCTGGAGGAATGTCAGGTAATAGAGCTACTGTTGTAGCTAATGCTCCTACTAATTCTACTTTATCTTTAGTATCTACAGAAACTAGACACGTCGTGTGTATGGGAACAGAGACAACTATTGGTGATAATACAACTCAAGATAAAATGTTTATTCGTTGGTCTGATCAAGAAAATTATAATCAGTGGATTGCTAATGTAACTAACTCTGCAGGATCACAAAGAATAGCTGGTGGAAGTGAAATTAGATGTGCTCGACCTGCTAAAGGAACTATATTAGTATGGACAGATACAACAATGCAATCAATGTCTTTTATAGGACCTCCTTTTATATTTGGATTTAGACAATTAGGTAATGACTGTGGAGCTGTTGGTCTTAACTCTGCGATAGTCATAGATGATGTAGCTTATTGGATGTCTGATGGACAGTTCTTTAGATATGCTGGATCAGTTCAAGAAATACCTTGTCCTATATTAAATCATGTATTTGATAATATTAATAAAATTCAATATCCTCAAGTGTATGCTGCTCAAAATTCTAACTTCTCTGAAGTGATATGGTACTATTGTTCAAGTACCTCTGATCAATGTGATCGTTATGTAATTTATAATTATCTAGAAAACTCTTGGTATTTTGGAACTATGGATAGAAGTACTTATCAAGATAATGGAGTTGAATTTAATCCTTTAGCTACAGAGTATTTTCCTAATTCTAATATAGCTACTTATAGTACTATTAATGGATTAACACAAGGAAGAAGTTTAATCTATGCTCAAGAATCAGGAGTAAATGCTGATGGTGCTGCTTTACCAGCTTTTATTCAATCAGGTGATGGAGATATAGCTGATGGTGAAACTTTCAGCTTTATTAATAAAGTTATACCAGATTTTCAAGATCAAACTGGAAATACAGTAATTACTTTAAGTGTTAAAGATTATCCTAATGATTCAGCAACTGTTGGAGAAACTTTGACAGTAAACAACACAACTAGGTTTGTTAATACTCGTATTCGTGGTAGACAATCTAATATTAAAATAGAAAATACGGCAGTTGGAGATAACTGGAGATTTGGTACACTAAGAGTAAATATAAAACAAGATGGAAAAAGATAAATATACTATAAGACCAGCTCGAATATCTGATGCTGTTCGTATAAGAGAATTACTTAAAACGTGGCTTACAGAGGCTCCGTTTAACTTTGGAA